ATGACGATAGGCATGGATCCCGAGCGTGAGCACACAATGAACTGCCTAGAAAAGGCAAAAGTCGTATTGCGCGAGGGCGAAAATGAAATTTTACGCAAGTTTTACTGCCAAGGCGCGATCGATCCAAAGGTCATCGAGAAACTACGCAAAATGGGCGAAGCGATGCCTAGCGACCGTGCTACGCCGTAACTCCTGAGCGCGAAGCCAGATGGGCCAGAGCCGCGACTCATCCTGATGCAAACGACCTAGAAAACGCAAAGGCGGCGTTTAGAGGGATATAAATTTGCCGCCGCTTGGCGGTCAAATTCGCTCTGGCGGCGTAAATTTATGCGTTAAATTTAGAGTGCTTTATCTTTTAAATTCGCAAATTTACGTTTGATTTTTAGCTTTTCTTTAAATCTATCGAGATTAAATTTTTGATAAATTTTACTCACCCAGATCCGTATCTTGAAAACTATAAATTTGCAAATTTAACTCCAACAAAATAACCCTTCTCACTTTTTTCGTAAAAAAATTTCTCATTTTTAACCTTAATGTAAAAAATGAGATTTTTTACCCCTCAAATTCAATCTCTATTTCGTAATTATCCGTGCTTAATCTATGGCTTACGCTTTTGATACTAAATTCATTTGCTTCTAGTCCCGCTATACCGCTAAATTTAAGCTTTCCGCCTACTACTATATTTGCGCCAGGCAAAGAGCACCTGCCGTTTATGCCGCCTTTTTGCAGTTCGTTTAGCTTAGCTTCGCCCATTTTAAAGGCTTCGTTATCTGATTTGGGTTGGGCTATTTGCATTCCTCGCGAAGCTCGGTAAGCGCTATCGTTTCCGATGAATATCGCATGACGAATGTAGTCATCGGCTTCTTTGATTGCTTCATTGATCTCCTCTAGCTCTATCTCCTCGGAGCCAGGTTCATATCGCTCGTTAAGCTCTTCAAGTTCTTTTGCCGTTAGCGAAGTTAAGCCTAGTTCTTTTATTCTCTGATTTAGCAATTCATCGCTTACGTCCTCTTCGTATGAGTAGATTTCGCCTTTAAAATTCTTAAAATATTTCACACTTGCTCCTTTATCTTAACTCGGTCCATTTATACAAAAGCGTAGAACCTTTAATGTTGATTAGGACTACTTTGTATCTAGCTCCTTTGGGGACGATGCCGCAAACCGTCGCTATCGGCGTAGTCTCGCCCATGTTGCCAAAATAAGCCTCGGACGCTAATGCGTCGTCGATAAATAGTTGAGCTGCGACGGTTCCTCCTTGTAGACTGGCTTTCGCTATAACGCTTACGTATATCGGTTTATCGCTAGTGTTTTCGTAAACGGTATCCGCTCGCCTTTGCTCCGTTAGGTCTAGTAAAGTTTGATTCGCTCCGAGCCCGCTTAAAAGCGATGCTACTTTGCTAAACTTTGCACTTCGCAAAAATGCGTTATTGCTATCGTTTATGCGGTAGACTATGTGGCAATCATCGGTAAAGGTAGCATCTTGGGCAGAGTTCGTCATCCTAAAATACTCCGCCGATATATATCTACCCGCAAAATCTCCGTTTGCGTCTCTTTGGACTATGACGTTTGCATCGGAAGTAGATGAAACGCTACACATGGCCACGTTCACCCACGGGTGCATTACCGCCGATTTTCCGCTTCTGACGAAAATATCCCCTTGGGCTTTATGGCAAGCAACAGAAATTTCACCCTCTACGATGTGAAGCTCAACGTGTGCGTAGCTAACGCCCGCTGGGAATATTTACGACGGTCCTTAGACTGGCGTTGTAGTAGTATACGCCTCGCTTGAGACCATTCCAGTATAAAGGCGAATTTGCGTCTCCATTGGGTAGTAGTCCGCAACTTTGCACGAACGCTGAACTACCAAGTCCGTCTAGTTTTTCTCTATCGGCGGCCTTGGCGGTCGAGTCTAGTTTTATTCGAAACTAGCACGGCGAGCGAGCTTGATTTTAGCGTTTCGATCTCGCCTTTTAAATAGCTCGTTCTATTAGCTAGCTGAATAGCTTGCTTGTTGCTTATTCCGTCCGCGCCGCCGACTACCGGGTCGGTCGTTTCTAGTTGATAAATCCCGCTCTCCCAAGCGGCGTTTTCTCTTAAATTAGCCATTTTATACACTCCGTAATTGTAAGTTCTATCGTAGTTTGCCGCACCATCGTATTTAAGCGCGCTAGTTCTGGCTTCTACCGCTACTAATACGCACCTAGCGGGCGCAGCGGCGAGCGCGTATGAGTGCCAATTCATAGACGACGAAAATGCGCTTTTAAGCGTGGAACTTATAAAAAGTTGTATAAAAGACTATGCGCCGGCGCTTCCCGCCAAAAGTGTCCCGCAATATGCGGGATTTGACGTCGGCCGCACGAAAGATAGATCGGCTCATATAGCCGTATACGACGAAGGCGGCGTAAAGAAGCTAAGCGTGCTAGACGTTATCGCCAAAGCAAGCTTTGAGGCGCAAGAAAATTTACTCATCGATTTTTTACGGTTTAATCCTTTAGCTATGCAAAAGATAGATAAAACCGGTATCGGCATGAGCGTAGCCGAAAAGGTAAAAAGGCGCTTTCCTTCAAGGGTGCAAGGGGTCTATTTTACGCAAAGTAGCAAAGAGGCTATGGCTCTAAATTTAAAAAAACACTTTGAAGATAAAAGCATAATCATCCCAAACGACCCGGCATTAATAGCCGATCTTCACGCTATAAAGCGAAAAGCTGGCGCTAAAAGCTTTATTTATGACAGCGACTGCAACGAACACGGCCATGCCGACCGCTTTTGGGCGCTAGCTTTGGCGCTTAGCTACTTTGAAAAGGTAAGGGACAAAAGAGGCAAGGCGTATATAATTAGGTAAAATCAGAAGTTGCCCATAAGCTTGTATTCCTCCGATAAAACCATGACTGTTTTTTCGTCGACCTTTTTCATGTCTAGCACTGAAGATATGACATCGTCTATTGAAGTTATGATAACCTGCAGTCCTTGGTTTGATAGTCTTAAAATAGCTTCAAAAGTGCCTTTTTGCCACTCGTTTTTATCGCCGTCAAAAGGACTATCAAAAGCTAAAAAATGAAAGAAGTTATCATCTTTATACATTTCCAAAAGTGCCGCGGAAAAAATAAAGCACAATAATTTTTTTATGGTTTTGCCTTTTTCTAAATCATTGTCAAAACCTTTTTCTCCTGCTATTTTTAAATCAAATTCTATATTATCTTCTTTGTTAAAACCTACAGAAAAAGCAGCATCTTTACCAAACACGATAGTGCTATATTCGCTTATTTTTTCTTGTATTCGTTTTATAAAAGAGGTTTTTACGAGCTCTTTATTTCTTTCAATTACAAAATTTAAGTTATTTTTTTGTGAAACTATTTCCGCTTTTTTATTATTGATAAGATTAAATTTATCGAGTCTATCTTTGTGTGAGTTTATCTCTATTCTTAAATTTGTTATCTCTTCTTGAAGCTTTTTAAATTTATCCATACTGTCCGTATTTTCTAGGACTGATAAAATTTGCATTCTTTTCTTATTAAGTTCTTTTAGTTTAGCGTCTATATGATCCAAATCTTTTTCAAATTTTACTTTATTTTCGTTAAAGGTCTTTGCTCTTTCTTCTGCTAGCTGTTTATTAAAATGTATAACGCTTTGATAATTTTTTCTTAAATCTTCTGGAAACAAGACTTTCATTTCTTTAAATAAAGCCTCCAAATCACCTTCTTTAACTATTATCTCTTGATTTATAAATTCATCTATATAGGCAATTTCTCTCATAATAGAGTTTCGCTTTTTGTTTAATGCGGACGTGTCCGCTTCTATCTTATCTACAAGCTCTTTGCTAATATTTTTTTCAGATAGATAAAAATCAAACTTCTCATACATGTCATCCTTTTCTTTTAGGCGTCGTTCATATATCAATAATTCCGCTTCAATTTGTTCTTTGGTTGTATAGTCGCCCAAACCTTCTTCAAGTAAAGTTATTTCTTGCTCTATTTTTTTTATATTATTTTCTATATCGTATTTTTCTTTTATGTTTTGACCATCTATAGAAAGCAAATTGGCAACGATCGGCTTAAAGTCTATATCATTGGTTCTTAAAAATTTATTGAGCCTAAAAATATCGCTTTGATTATCCTGATCTCTTAAAAAATATGATAAATAGCTTCTAAAATTATCGACTTTAAAATTTAATATAGAATTTAGATATTCTTTTATGGTATCCAAACCGCCTATTTTATCAAAATTGTCACATTCCAATAAACGCTCGGATGTTTGGGTCTTTTTAATGCCTATATTAGCCCTGCCTTGAGCGGGTCGTTTTATAATTATATAGTAGTCTTTAAATTTTAATTCCAAAAAGAAGACGAAATCTTTAAAATTTTCTCTACCGAATACGCCCTTGTCTTTTTTTAGTAAACAAAAATCTATTAAAGCAAATAGCGTACTTTTACCTACGCTGTGATCATTGCTTAATATAAAATTTATATCATCGTTAAACACTATAGGTTTAAAAATTTCACTATTTGCATAAATTCTAGATAGTTTCATTCTTTACCTTTATAAGCTCATCATACTCTTTAATATACTCAATCTGTCCTAAAATAAACAGAAAATTTAAAGCATATGCAAAATCTATTTGTTGAATATTGTTTTGCTTTTTTATCTCTTTGTATATAAGACCTAGTTTTATTCCATACTGCGTATTTAGTCTATTTAATATCTCTTTAGCTACGACTAGCGGACTTCTTTTTATATCTTTGCTTCTATGCGTCTTTATATATCTAGTTTCCATCTTTTTCACCGATATAGCAGTATCTGTATAAATAAAATATAATAAGCTGCATTACGTCTTTTATCTCGTTGTCGTCTATAATTGATGTATGTTCTTGTATAATCTGATTAAAAATATCGGAATTTAATTTATTGGAGTTTCTATTTTTAAAAGAAAAAATACTTATTTTGATACTTTTGGCTGAGCGCTCTATATGCTTCGTTACATTATTGTCTTTAAAAAAATCGTCTAAAATCGCAAGTTTAGCTTCTTCCTCTTTTATAAATTCCGTATAAAATTGCTCTAGCCCGTTTATTTTGTTTTTAGTATCTATCTTGATAAAATCGTCGTCATATTCTATTGCTTGGCAATCGCTTTCAAACTTGTTTAATAGCTCTATAATTTCCTTTGCATTGGTCTCACAAATGCTCGATAATCTCCCTATGTCAATATTTATCTTTTCAACAATATTATTTATGGTTTGATTACCGCTTACTACGATATTGCTATTGGAGTTGTTTGAAATATCATTATTATCTATCATCGTTATTTATATTCTGATCTCCGTTAATTACGATATTGCTATTGCTATTATTTGAAATATTATTGTTGCTAATATTGATTTTAGTTTTCTTTTTATAAACCTTATATCCAATGGCGCTTATAACTGTAACAACAAAACCTACAATAGAGATAATATCCATAATTGAGAAATTCATAAAAAACCTTAAAAATTTACACTTATTATATATATTTTCCTCTGAAACCAACGTAAAAAATAAGAATTTTTTGTATTTATAGGCTTTTTTGGTTTATTTGAATATAACCTTAATATCTTTTACTATCTCTTTGCCTAAACTTTGCGCTAGCTCGTCGCTAGCGCGTTTCAAGTCGCCGTTTTTGTAGATATTCCAAGCGTTTAACAGATATGGATTTGCCTTTATGCCGGGGTGTTTTACCTTTTTACCAAAAAATAATCCCGCCTTTTTATTGGCTAAAGCTTTTTTATTTCTGGGTTTGATAGTATAAGCTCTTGTACCACTATGGACATATTTGGCATATTTTATTTTTAAGGTATTGCCTATTTTCACTTCACTAGCGTTTGCCTCAAACACCCTTATATCTCTTTTGAGATTGCCTGTTCTTATAGGTGCTGTTTTTTCTTTGGCAACCTGCGCTATGCCCGAACCCACTCTAAAAAGGAAGTCTTTTAAATATTTGTCGATATTTTTCATTTTATACTTTGAAATTTTCTTTTATGTATTCTAATGCGTCTATGAAAGTACCGCTAAAACTCTCTTTTTTTATCCAATTGTCGCCATTTTTATCAAGATCATAAACAACAAACTTACAAGCTTTATTAAACATAGCGATCTTTTTACATTCACTTATAGCCTCATCGCTTGGGAGGACAATGTCATAAATCCAGGTAATATCATCATTAAGCACTTCAAATTGAGCAAAAATTTCAATCTCCATACCTTTACCCAAACTGGCGCTTTTAGCGCTCTCTATCGTCCAGCCGTTACCTAGGCAAATATTGCAAATTTCCATTTTATAATCTCCGCTTTATCTAGAACCGCGCTTCTTTTAAAATATCTTTCCAGATTATCACTCGGTTTAAATATATTATATAAATAATCACCATCAAACACCATAAAATAGCCGTTTTGGCTTACTGCTACGCTTCTGTTTGCATGTCCTCTGTGTGGAGCTATCTTTAAGATAGAGTTGAGTGCTTTTATGGTATCTGCTGGGCTTACGTTTCTTTTTGATGAACTTACAGAGTGGTTGTAAGTCTTTTTGTTTGCATATCGCTCAACACCTGTTTTATCTATATGTTTTATAATCTCATTTTCGTAAAGCGGTTGTGTATTTCTCATCTTGACGCCATCACACTCTTCTTCATCTACCCATACCGGTATGGCTTCCGTGCGGCAGCGAAAGTGATAAGGTGGAAGTCCAAAATTACTATCCATTTTATCGCTTTTGCCTAAATACGCTTCGCTTCTCCACGCTGCGGCCGCTTTTTTGCTAGCTAGGCTATTTGCGTTTAGTATTTTTTCCGCTTGCGCTTCAAGGTGAGCCGCAGGGATTATGCGCCCGTGCATCGAGCGGCAAATTTGCGTCGTCCTAGCGTCCATAATGGCTAAAATTTTATAATATTTTACGCCGTATTTAGCCCCTTGCGTTACAGTAGCGACGTTTCTAGCCTACAATGCTATATGATCACTCACTCCCTTAAAATAACTCTCATCCACGCTTATTATAGAGCCAAATTCCCTCTTTAGCTCTGCGCCGATCTCATCAAGCTCTATCTCGCCTTTAAAAACGCTCTCTATCTTGTCTTTTAGCCTGCTTTGCAGATTTTCGTTATACTCTTTGCCCATCCAATAAAAGCTCTTTCTCATCGCCTCCACTGCATCCGCATCTATCTCGTCAAATACGAACGCTAGAGTTTTATTCATACTACCCGCTACTTTTTTTAACGCTCTTTTGGATAAGATGATATATAAATTTTCAAGATCGTTAGGAAGCACGTCTATGTTTGCACTTTTGGCTTTATTTAAAAGTAGCTTTTTTAGGGTTTCTTTATCTGTATTTTCGGTGCTAATAGCTAAAATTTCGGCTGTTATGGTTTCTAGTTTTTCTATCTGCGCAGCGGTGTAGTTTTGTAGCAAAAACTCTATATCGTCGCTTGATTTTAGTATCTTGTATCTAGTTAAGGCTTTTAAAAATCTCATTTTTTACCTTCGATGCGCTCTATGTATTCGGCGTATTCGATTAAATCTTTATCTTTTAGCGGTTTTTCTTCGGTCATCCAGCTATATCCGCAGCTCTCGCATCTTCTCATTCTTATATTTTTTAATCCCTTAATCGTTTTTAAAACGCTCGTTTTTTCGCATGCGCATTTAGGACAAAGCATTTTATTTATTCTCCATCTTCTTTAAAACTATAAGCGTTTTTGAGGCCTCTCTCTTTTTTATATACTCTATTTTTAGGTATAAATTTTTAGTTATCCGCTTTATAAAAAATAGCAAGGCCCTATCGCTTTTATCATTAGCCACTCTTTGCCAAAGAGATTTTATGGCATATATTTGACTTTGCGTTGCAAACTCTGCTGTGCTGGACTTTGGATTATCTTTACCGTCCATAACGGCTATTAAATTTATAAGCTCTTTTACTTTTAACTGCGCGCAGCTTTTTACGCTCAAACGCTAGCTTTACCGATGGATTTTTAGCCTTGTTTTCAAAGCTGCCATTACTTGGCTCTATGTACGGCTTTCTTTCCTCTTGTATAGCTTTCATATCCCTTGGCAAGCAGTATATGACCTCGCAGCTTATATTTTTAAAAGTTATACCCAATGTCTTTATTTGCTCTAAATTTTCGCTCCAAAATTCTCTTAATCTTGCTTTTATACTCTCTTTATTCATCTCAAATATCTGCTTTGAGGCAGGGTGGCTAAACGTAAAATGCAAATTTATCCCTTTAATCGCAGCATATTTAAACATCGCTTCGTTTATTAGCCCACTTATAGAAAATTTCGCCATATCTTTTATCAGCTTTCTTTTATTTAGTTCTATCATAGTTTCATTCATCTTTAAACCTTTTAAAGAGCGTTAAAGTGGTTTAAAACGCTCTTTAAAGGGCTTAAAGCCCTTTTGCCCTCTCTTTAAATTTCTTCAACTCTTCATAGTCAAATTTACAAACTGCTAGGACTATCATGACATATAGACATAAGGCCATCATCATGTAAGGAACTAGCATTACAGTTATCGCTGCTGCAACTATATTTTTAGAATCTCTTTTTCGTTCGGATTTAGGGATTACTATCCTGGTAGCAATGAGAGTTACGATAAAAGCATAAACGTTTAAAATTAGCCCCCATATTAAAAAACTTAGCATCTTTAAAGCCCTTTAACGCAAATTCTTAATTTTTCTCGTCTTACAAACCTAGGCAAAAGCCTATTTTTGCTATCTTTTAACTTTTTATATTCACTCCAATAGATTTGAAAATCACTTTTTATATCCTCATTCATTTTCCTATCTCCAGGCTCTCTATCTTAGGCACTATCCTAAAATTATCTTTCACTACTCTTTTAAGACCAAGTTTTACTAAATCCTCATCTTTTAACTCTGCCAAAGCCTCTTTGTTTGGTGTCTCCGTATAGCTTATGCACTCTTTGCCTAGCCCAAACGCCTTTATTGAGATTAACAAACTTTCAAGCTTGGCTTTTACATTAGGTATTCTTACACTCTTACTTATGCGGTATCCTATCTCTCCAAAGGTAAATTCCTTAGAGCGTTTTTCGGCAAATTCAGCCTTATTGTCCTCACAAAATAGTGTGATTTGCTGCTCAATGTAGCTTTTTTCACTCTCAAGTCTTTCGACTTCGCTCTTTCTAGCTTCTTTTATACGGTTACACTCAAGCGTTACTTCACCGTTGATTTTTTCTATACCTACGCTTACTTCGCATACCTTTTTTAGCGCGTTATCTATATCGCTAAAACTATTTATTTCCATGTTTTCCTCCTAATATTTTAAATTTCATCACAAATTTAAGCTTTGCGACATACCCGTAGACCGTGCAAACGGGTAAATTCGCTTTAGCTTTTTTATGATTTTTAAACTCAAGCGCCATCACTCGAACAAACTAAATTTAAGCTCACTAAGACCATATTCTTTAGCCCACGCCGCCTCTTGTGCCATGCCCTTACTCTTGTCGCTCCACTTGCACGGATGGCTGTAGTAGTAGCTGCACACTCTAAGCAGTTCTTCGCAGTTTTTCATTACTCTTTCACGCTCAAGCTCGCTATATACATCCATCCACGTAAGCACGGGCGAGATAGGCTCATAGCCGTTAGCTCTGACGATAGCGCAAGCTTGCTGTGCTATTTGCTTAGCGTAGTAGTTTCTGTCTTTATCTTTGCACTCGATACTGGCGTAGGGAGTAGAAACAAACACTAATCTTGCTGTTTTCATTTATTCTCCTTTCTTTTTTACCTACTTTTAACAGCTGGCAAAGCCCACCTAAAGTAGCAAACGCTAAAGCACACCGCGCCATCCAGATGCGGCGTAACTCACCTCAATTTAACTTTATAGGAAGCTCCGCAAAGCTCCCGAAAAATCAAATTTAAGCTGCCGTATCGATTACTTTGCCGTCGGCTGTTCTTATGATATATTTGCCTACTAGCTTAAACATACTCTTTGAGTAGTCCGCCTTTTGGCCCTTTATCATTCTTCCGCACCTTATGCCCCATAGTTCACCTTTAGCACTTACTCTCATTTCAAATCCTTTCTCTTCAAATTCTCTCACCAGCCTAACTAGCCCCACCGCTTGCGTTCTATTAACTGCGCTATTTACCGCCATTACGCCATCCTTGTTTGATATACTAGATTCGCTGCCACTTTTGCTTCGTATCCCAAAGCTAAATTTAGCGATGTTTTTTCATATAGCCTCGCATTGTCGCCTTCGGCTAAAAACTCCGCTATTTCCCCCTCTATTCCGTTCATTTGACCAATTTTTATGAGCTCGTCCTTACTTAAAACCATCTCTGGAGAGTAAGTAAGCCTGCTTTGTAAATAGCCACCCAGCTTATCTATACGTTTTTTAAGCACCCCAAGACCTACCGCTATGACGGCTATACCTAGATTATTTCGTTTGCCGTACTCGTAAATTTCCCTTAAAAGCTCGAATTTTCTCTCAAACGTTAAGTCGTTGTCCTTTACGAACAAATCAGCTTCATCTACGATTATTAGCCTTGTTTTGCTCTGCGTTATGGCCTCGCAAAAGTGCTCGAATTTATCGTCCGTGTTTCCGCTCGGTTTTTCGCCGATAGCTCGTAAAAGTAGGCTCATAAATGCGCTTGCGCTTAGGCTTTTGCGAGCTTTTACGTATACTCCGCCAAGCTCACGCGCCGTCATTTCTAGTAAAAAGGTCTTTCCCATGCCGCTTTCGCCTAAAATTAGCTCGAAAAAACTAAGATTAGAGCCATTCATTTTAAAAATCATATCTCTTATCTTTTCTTGCGCCGTGCTTAGCCAGACTTCGCTTTTAGGCACATTTGGCTCTTTTTTAGGTGCGTTTGCGGCCAAGACCCTATCCAAATACGCCTCGATCGCCATTTCGTAAAGCTCGGCCTTGGACGAAGCGTATTTACCGTTTATGACGCCGCTTACCGTTCCCCTGCCTTTGCCTATAGTTTCTAGCGTTTCGCCGTAAGCTTGGCAAAGCTCAAATTTTTCCTTTAAACTGATACTCATAAATTCTCCTTATAAGGTTTTTATATCCATCGCTCGTATCGCTTTTGCGATATACTCCGCTGATTCGCTCGCTCACATAGCGTTAAGCAACTCTTCATTGCTCATCGCTATTTTTTTATTAATTTTTCTAGTTTTCTCATTTTTTACCTTGGCTTCGTGAGCGACGCTCGTATATGCGTTCATGGTATTTGCTCTCTTGTATAGATCAAAGTAATATCCAAACGCCGCTCTTACAGCCTTGGTTACGGCTTCGTTTTTAGCGATTTGCGCTTTTACTTTTTAGTGGTCTCTCGGATCTATCCTATCTATGATATTTGCCTCGCATAGCGCTCTATGGCTATCCATATCCACGATATTTACTCTCTTGTAGTCGTTCTCGTTTATGCGCACTTCCACCGTTTCGCCGTTAAATTTGCAGAGTCTAGGATGGCTATAAGTGCGTTTTTGCCCCATTATCGTTAGCGTTACGCCGCTATTTTTTACCTTGATGGCGCGGCGCTCGCTAAATATAAAATCAAGCGTCGTCTCGTCAAACACAGCCTTTGGTTTAGCTTCTAGCTTTTCAAGGAAGCTTTTCATGGGATAGATTTTTCGGCTTTCGTTATAGTGCTCGTTCCACTACCTGATCCCTTGCTCGAAATAACTAATGAAATCCTCGTAATTTAAAGGATTTTCCTTCATATATTTTTTGATGATCTCTTGTGTGTCGCCCCGTTTATCTTTGTGATAACTAGCTACCCCTCGCTCGAAAAACACTATCTCACTCATACGTCTTTGAACATGGTTAAAGATATTTTCGATAGGTTTTGTGCGCGAGTTTCCAGGCTTTGCTTTTTTGTGTATCATATTTGGCGCAAGATCGTCGAAGTCCCTAAATTTTATGCCGCTTAGCTGACTCCTTACCTGCTCTATGTAGTTACTTAGCTCTGGCTTGCCGTTATCGGTATATATAGCGTGGCCATACCGAATCTTAGTGCGCTTTTTAGGCTTCTTCCTACGCTTAGGCGGTTATATTTGCCAAACATCACGTCTATACCTATGATGGCTCCGCTTCCCATATCTATCCATACGTAAGCGTTTGGATTTAGCACCTCTGCGTCAGGGCCAATAGCGTCAAAATCAAACACTATCTGATCGCCACAAACTAGCTCCATACTCTCGTAGCAGTTTAGATCCCTAATGACATGAGAAGCTATCTCGTTTCTCACCCCTCTATCTCCGGCGGTTGCACGAAGCAGCATGGCTTTTATTTCGTTACTCGCCGTTAATCTCGCAAAGCTTTGATAAGAACCTATATTTAGGTCGTTCTCTTTTGCGTAAATTTCAAGCTTTTCGCAAACGAACCTTTTAGAGCTCAAAGGATTGTGCAGCATAAACCCCGTCGCACACTCTAAAGCCTTCATTTCAAAGTTAGAACTCTTAAAACTAGCCCTAAAATCAATGCTTAACTCATCGTCTTCTATCTCTACGTCCTCTTTTTTATTTAGTTTCGCCCATGCGTAAAGCGTCTTTAAACTAACTCCGTATTTTTTCGCTACCCCTTCGCCCCATATAGTCTTACTCATGCCTTTTGGGCAGTTTTTTTAGCTCACGCACGGCTTTTAGCTTATTCATATTTTCTAGATCCTCGATTTTTATCTTTACCTGATCTTGGCTTGCGCTTTTAGCCTCTATTTTTTCGCAAGCTTGCGCTCCGCAAAGCAGATTACGGCTATTGCCGCTGCGTTCGCAGCAGCCGTTATCGTCCATAATATATCCATCGCCAACTGCACTATCCACAGCGCTGTAAAAAGCGGCACTATCGCTACCACGGCTATGATCCAA